ACTAACGCATTCTTACTGTTATTTAATTTAGATACGTCGTAACCAAACTTAGCACTCAAACCTTGTATACTATCACCGTGATAACTGGTATGAAATACTATTCCAAGTTTTGCGTTCAATGCCTTATCATATAAGTCATCCTCTGAAGGTATACAATAGGTAATAGTGTTAGGTTGAAATATAAGACAGTCTCTTCCATTAATTTTCTTCTTCTCTTTATCATCAGTAAACAGTAAGTCACCTTGTGCTACACCTTTTATACCAAGCTCAGGTAGATATGTTAAACAGTCTTTAAGTTTACTTGCAAGACCAGGTGAACCACCATGATTATAATCTACATCCTTATGTGTAAAATTTATCTTAGCGTCTTTGTTGAAGATAGATTTACTACCAACAAAAAATCTCTCAGAGCCAGGATACATTCCACAAAATACAGCAGGTGCACCGTCCCATTTAGTAGTAATTTTTAGATTGTTGTTACCACCTGCACTGAAAGTCTTAGCAAGTTCATCCAAGAACATAAAAGCATCCTTAGCACCCCCTTCTCCATCAAGGAGGATGCTATCTTCTAAGTGTTCTAGGTGTGTGTTCTTACTCATTAGAATATCTTAGCAAAAACTCCATACTTTTTACCTTCTTTCTTGGCAATGAATACCATATCAGTTCCAAAGGTACCTCTATCCTCATTACTGAGAGACAAGTACTCAGACAACCATTTTATTTGCTGACATTTTGCATTAGCAACAAAAGGTTTAGTACCAAATACAAACAGTAAATTATCATAGGCTGTTTGTACATCATCTACATCAATATCTACCTTGTTTCTGTGCAATACTTCTATCAATTCCTTCCAATTACCACCCTTGTTATCTAAAAATTCCTTTGCGTTCTGTGGGTAAGATATATTATCTTTTTTAAATTTTAAGTTATAGTCTTTTAGTAATGCTTCTACCAATTCAACAGTTGCTTTACCTAATCTAGCAGCAGTAGAACCAGATGAAGTAGGTTCATATTTTAGATTAGACATACTTGTACTATTGTTAGCCTTAATCTGAAAATTATATGTGTTACTACCATCTTTAATGTATAACCTTGTGTCTTGAGTAGATAAAGTTATGGTTCCTTCCTTGTCTTTCTTCTGACCTAACTTACATTCAGCACCATCAAAATCAAAATGTAATTGATCTAATTTTTGGAAGAACTCACTCTTGTCATTAACAAATTGTATCCTAGCATCTTGACCTGCAGCTACCTTTTTGAGAGAAATACCAAACACTTGTCTAGCCTTGAATAACATTCTCATTATAGCATTTAATTCGAGAATTGTCTTGGCAGGTGAACGTCCTCTTCTACCAGATTTTACAGCATCTTCTATCATTTTTCTCCACTTACTTTCATCTTGTATCAACCAGATGTCAGCAGGGTTCCAGTTATCTTTACCACTAATACCATACTCAGTCTTAACTAGGTTGCTAATAAATTCCATAAACCCACCGTCACGATTAAACTCTGTAAAGTTGGGTCTACCTATCTTTGCAATCAATGTCTTCTGTTGTTTATAAAAATTATTAATCCACTCGTCATCAACATCATTTACATCACCTATATCTTTCCATATTTTTTTGATACCATCCATGGTTTCCTTGTCAGATTTAAGTGCAAGTATGTTACCCCATGATTTATCATCTTGTATGGCTCTCTTAAATACAAATGCACTACCAAGTTCTTGCATCTTAGTCATGGTTGCTTCACTAATAGACTTACCACCAGACGTAGTAAGTTTACCTGTCTGTTGAAATTTAACAACCTGAGTGCCTACAAACAGACGTATAAAATCACCCTCTTTATACCACTTTGCACCACCCTTTTTACTCTGTGTTATATAACTTCCTCTATACCTTCTAATTAATTTATCAATAGCAGACCTACTTGTCTTGATAACAATAAGTTTTTCCATTGGTGCAGTACCAAATGTATCTCTACCGTTCCAAGGACCATCTTTATCTGTAGGATTGTGTCTCCATACTGCATCTTGACCAGCAACATCCATGATCATCTCCATCTCTTCACGGACGGGACGACCACGTATAGCTCTTAACAGATCTTTTCTATCAATATTTTGGTATGACATGCATAACTAGAACCTCTTCCAATATTTAGGAGAAAGTAACCCACTTTCTGTGTCAGTCCTATGCTTTAGGGTTAAAATAATATCGCCCGCAAGACTAATCCGTCTATGTTTTCTAGGCTCAGCAGTAGTACCATGTTCAAGAGAGCCAGGAAACATAACCAAATGCTCAGATTTAGGGGTGATGGCATATCCGTCTCCGTTGTTGTACTTATGTTCTTGAATAAATTTAAAGGCATCTCCGAACCATTCATTAGGGTTTCTTTTATGTAGAACTAAAGGATCGCCAGGTGTCTGTATGTAATATACCCATGATATATGTGAACAAGAGTGGTAGTGCATTGGAAATGACTGACCAGGATCACAGATAGTAAACCATGTCTTTACAAAATTTACCTCAAATGTATTTTTATCCACTGCAAAGTGATCTAGATATTCCACTACAGATTTTTTAATTTCTCTGAAGAAGGATGTTAGTCTAGTGTCCTGATGTATCAGAACTTTACCATTCAATTCACCTGTTATCTTACCAGTAGAATTGTCAAACTTTCCATCATCAAAACTCTGATAAAGTTTTGACAAATAACCAGGTATTTTCTTCTCATATATTATGAGAGGGAATGCCTGATGAAAATTAGAGGTCGTCTTCTGCACGAACCTCTGAGTAGTTTATATCAAACTTACCGCCAGGATATCTTTTCTCTAATTTTTTAATATTACCTTCAATTACCTCATCAAAAGGAACATCTAATGCCATACATGCTTGTGCTACGTACCACATAACGTCACCCAACTCAATAATAAGATGCTTTCTATTATGCTCGTCCCAAGGCTTACCTTGGAATACCATCTTCTTAACGATCTCCAAGAACTCACCAGACTCAGCACTAAGCCCAACAGCAGCAGTGGCAAGGCGTTCAGGATTGGCACCTTGTCTGTCAAGGTCACCCAAGCGATCAACAAGAGATTCAAAATCTTTAGAACTATCGGATGTGACAGCATTAACAAACTCTTCGTAACGTTTAAATTCTATGGTCATGATTTAGCATTAATAACTTTAGCGGTTTCAATTTCGTCACTCTCATCTGGATTAGTATGGTGTGTGACTTCTCTTAGTGTCTTGAGATATTCTAAGACATGTTCTCTGATCTCCATCAGTTCATCAAAGCATCCTTGGTTGTGAGCACAACCTCTCAACTGAGAGTTAGGTTCCAAAACTGACTCTTGAAATAGCGTCAGTGCTCTATCATATTTGATAGCAGGTGTTTCTTTTCCAATCATAATTAAAATTTAAACTCACTAAATTTTTTCTTAGTATCAGTACTGGACAGTTGGACTTGTCCTGAGTCCATGATATTATTTTGAGCGTCTTGTTCAACATTATACAGTCTCATCTTCGCTCTGTCAATACCTACAATAAATCTTTTGTTAAGAGTAGGATCATAGTATCTATTCTTTAACTGCTTGACCATTATCTGATTCTGTTCCTCCAGTTCATCCGTCGATATAAGAGCAAACATGAGGTCAGCAGTAGCGGGAAGACCAAAACTCTCACTTGTATCAGTAAGATCAACATCACTACTCCCATAGCCAGAACGAGTCGTCTGAGTAGCGGAGACGATAGGTACATTAAATTCCACTGCAAGACCACGGAGCTCTTCCGCAATCGACTTAACCATGGTATATGAATTGACTGACGACGCATTTCTAAACCTCTGCGATGTACAGATATTTAGATAGTCGATGAATATAATCTCTGGTCTGAATGCTTTCTTCAGTGCTAGATCATTTAAGAGTGCTCTGAAGTGACCCGCATGTGCTGACGCAGTGGGGTATTCTTTTACAATGAGTTTGCCTTGTGTCTTCTTAGATAAGTCTGTGATCTTATTCTCAAACATTACCTTCGGCAACTGTGCTAATGTTTGTATGTCTATGTTGAGGAGGTTTGCGTCAATTCGTTCAGCAATTTTCTCCTCTGCCATCTCCATTGTAATATAGAGTACGTTCCTCCCTTGGAGCAGCACGGAGCTAGCGACATGGCACATGAATAAAGACTTCCCGACACCTGTACCAGCAAGTGCGATGTTAAGAGTCTTAGCAGGTAGCCCGCCTTTTGTAATTTTATTAAAGAAGTCGAGATCAAATGGTACTTTGGTTTCGACTTTGTGATAGCTTTCGTATCTTTCTTCGTAGTCATCTATGTAATCGTGTCCGATATGATTGTCAAACGTTACACCAAGTGCGTCCGATAAGATGCTAGGTATAGCATCAGGACCTTGTTTATCATGAGAACCGTCGGCAATCTTTATGCTCTCCATGAGAGCGAGGTATATGGCACGTTCTTGACACCACTTCTCTGTGGTATCTAGTAACCATTCTAATTCTGTTGCTTCCTTATCAAAGGATTCTAATGTCTGTGTAGTCTGCTTGTATTGTTCATCACTAAGTGTAGAGATCTTCCCTACTTCAATGGTAATAGCTTCAACTGTTGGTACAGCAGAATACTTTACGAAGTATTTATTAATTACGTCGTACAAGATGCCATCTGTTACATCTTCAAAGTATTCGGTTTTAACAAACGGAAGAACCTTCCGAGGATAATCCTCAGTTAACAGTAAGTTCTTCAGTATCAGTGTTTCCACCTTCATACGACTCTTCCTCGATAACGAAATTAAATGATATTGTAGACCTCATCTTAGAGGACTTGTTCAACGGAGCAGCATGTTCTAACCATGATGGAAAGATAATCATGTCACCCTCTTGAACCCATGGGGTTAGGACGTTTTGCTTTACTCCATTAGAAGCAAGCAATGTCTCAATAGGATTGTAAAAGGAAGTTGCCTTATGCTCATTCGGATCGAAGTGAACATAGTATACACCAGACCATTGACCTGGTAGGTGAGTATGTTTCTCTTGCCACTGCTGTGTCTCATATACATTCAACCACAGATCAGTTAGTATCATACTACCATAAGATTTGGATTCTGTCTGGAACTCATCCAACACTGGGGTAAATGAGTCAAGACATTCTCCAATAGGGAACGTGCCCGAACCATATGATGTGAACAGGTCACAGTTCCACTGGTCAGGTGTGTTACTTTGAAATTTATATTCTTTATAATGTTCTTCTACTCTTGCTTTAACTTGTTCTGTATCATCTAAGTGATACCTGTAGATGAGAGTGGGAAAAGCTTCTGTCTTCATGATCCGTACTTAAACTCCTGACCTGCTGCCCAGTCTAACTTCTCCATTATTTCGGGGGTGAAGTATTGCTCAGGATCCTTGAGAATAACAGAAGGATAGACGCTAGACTCCCCAACAACAACACGGTTTCCCTTACGTTCAAAAACTCCATACTTCTCACCCAGTTCCAGTAGCCCGTAATATTTGTCAAGTCCACGTTCATCATAGTATAATCTGATACTAACACTTGCGTTCTCCTTTGATAGTCTGCTCTTAGCAGTCTTTGCTTTAATGATATTACCTATCACTTCCTTACCATCTTTCTCTTTAGACTTGGTAAGATATATGATTGTAGACGCAGCGTACTTGAGTCCACTACCTCCACCCATTTCTTTTGTAGGTACATAAGCACCAACCACATCATATGTATGATTAGTCACAAGCATAGGTACGTTTGCTTTACCTAACTTCAACGTCAGTATTCTGAAGATAGCTTTGACTACCTGTGCTCTAGTCATGTCACGTGTATCTTTACCCGCAGCAGAGTCTTCTAACTCTTTACTTGTTGACAACATGCCAAGAGAATCTAATACAAACATCAATGGTTTGCGATCCTTCTCTGGTTGCTCTAGATATTTGTCTAGTATTCTTATTGCCTGTGTACGAAACTCTTGTACTGTGGTGACAGGTACGAGCATCATACGTGTGGTGTCAACGTTACGATCCTCCATCATCTGTTTGCTGATAGCAGCTTCAGACTCAAAGTATATAACACCTGCGTCCTTGTTCTCTCTCAAGAAGTTCTCTACAATACCAAGACAAAAGAATGTCTTACCTGTAGATGATTCACCTGCTATTGCGGTGATCTTATTAGATGGAATACCACCTGTGAT